GTCGATGGGTGTGATTTGGAAGTAACCGCGGCGGCTGGTGAGGGTGATGCTGGTCGGGTTTTGGACGACAGTAATTCCAAGCGCCTCCAGCCTTTGGACTAAGCTCCCAACACCCGGGAAGTTGACTTCGCGATCCTCATAGGTCGGATTGGTGCCATTTGGGTCGATGGTGTATCTGACTTGTGCACGTCCCCAGGTGAACACCAGGTCGCCGAGCTGCTGCCTAAAGTCGCCGGGGTCGGCGTAGGTCTGTGGGTACACCTGCCGGATATCGTGCTGCACCGTCGGATCGATCTGGGCGCCCATCGTGTGGAGCCAGTCGAACATGATGAACGGGTTGGCCACGTTGTTGGCCTGGGCTGAGCGTTCCAGGGCCAGGAACGGCGATGTGTTGGGTATCTGCCAGCTCGGTGGGCCCTCGGCGAAATACGGCACGTCGCCTGGGAAGTACGGGAAGAAATGGTAACAGAAGCCACCGTTAGGCCAGCGAGTGGCCCAGGTGCCGTCCTGTCGGCGTCGGAAGGCTCGGACCTGCCCTGGGCCTACAAACTCCCTATCGCCACTGCCATCGGGTAGCTGGAGCAACACCTGCACGGTGGTGGTGCCGCAGTTGTGCACCCGCCAGCAGTCGTACCGCTGGTAAGTGTTGAGGATACGAAAGACGGTCAGGCCCTCGATGGCGATCTCGGCGACAGCCAGCTTGTGCTTGTGGATCCGACCAGGAGGAAGGGTGGGGTCGGAAGGCCCGAGGCTGCCGCGGACATAGGACGTCAGGCCTGAGCCGGCCTGAGGATCCCAGCCGAGGTGCACGTCGTACTGGATGCCGGCCACCTCACGGCGTAACAGCTCGAAGCTGTAGTGGATTTTTTCGACTTTGCAGGTAAACGGATCTCCTACGGTGCTGTGATGGTCGACGTAGACCTGGCCGCCGGCCACATCGAGGTGCTTGTTCTCTAGTTTGGACAGCTCGATCTGGGCGGCCACCTGGTTGTGCTCGTCTCGGTAGTAGCCGATGCCAGGGATGGACGGGTCAGGCACGCCTCCATCGTCATGCAGGCGCATAGCCGTCTCAGGATCGTTCCGGTAGACATACCAGACGCCGTAAGGGAACGGCGCTGACCATTGATCGAACGGGCTAAATCTCGATTGAGCCCACAGCGGACCCATCTCATTCAGGGCTGCATGGCATTTCGCGTCGAACCGGCTGTAAAGGACGTTCAGGTTGTAGGCCGTGAACATCTTGTCCTTTCTGTCGATGGCGTAGGGCATGGGTCGTCAGTAGAACCAGGACTCCTCGGAGGTCTGCACCGTTGTCGACATCACCGGGGTCTTTAGAGTCGTGCCGTTAGCGTTCTGCTCGACCCGTTGGCCAGGCCCGGCGATGAGCTGGGACCGTCGAACGGCCTCGATGAGCTGGTTAATGGCCCGGGCATGATCTGCCTTAAGACCGGTCTCGGCCAGTTTGGAGGGCAGTTGAATGGCCATGGCTGGTTAGATCTCGCAGAACTGAGCGAAGATCTTTACGGAGCTGTTGGATGCTTTGACGTACATCGTAGCGTCGACCCACGGGATCAGGATGAACTGCCCGGCTGGGATCTGGAACGAGTACGGTGAGGAAGGTCCGATAGAGACCGGGTTGACTAGGTCTAGGTTGACCACCAGGAGGCGATAGGGTGTAGACAGATCAGCGGTGAGGTCCAGAACCTCGTCGCTTGTACCGACCACCTGGGTCTGCTGCCCCATGTCGGTGCCGGTCATGTTGGCAATCGCGCTGTAGGACAGTGAGTTGATTACGGCGCCGCCCTTGGAGGCGTAAAGCCGCGCGGACATCTCGACTTCGTTTGCCATAGGGTTGGTGCGTTAAATCTCGCAGAAGGTGGCCTGGATGGTCACCGCGGAGGTGTTGGCAATCAGGTAGAGGTTCGTGTTGATGTACGGGATCAGCATGGTCTCGCCTGCTGGTAAGCGCATCGTGCCGGCACCCGCGGCGAAGCCAGAGGTGAACGACAGCTCGACGTAGTTGGTCGAGTCTAGGTTGGAGATCAGCACCTTGTAGGGACTGGTCACGTCGACAGGCACATCCAGGGTCTCAGAAGATGCGGTGCCGATAGATTGAGTCTGTGAACCCATGTCGGTGCCGACCATGGTGGCGCTCTTGGTGTAGGTTACGCTCGGTAGGTAAGCGCCGTTTTTAGAGGCGTACAACCGGGCCGTTAGTTGGATTTCGTCTGCCATAGTGTTAGTGGGTAGATGTTAGAAGAACGGGTAGATTAGTGTGTCGTAAGGTGCGAAAGTCCATGCGATGACCTGCTCGACCTGGTTTGTTTTGGTTATCAGGCTGGTCGAGTAGTTTGTCTGCTTCCAGCCCCAGACTGTGCCGTAGGGGGCTAATATTTGACCCGTGGCTGGATCGGTCGGAATTCTAGGAAGCATTTGTTGCACAGAAAACGGCAGATTCCAATTCTGAACAAAGGATTGCGGCGTGTAGACAGGCGGGATTCCGTTTGGAACTTGAGGAAGTCCCATGTTGCCGCTGAATGTAGCTATTCTGGTCAGACTGACTCGAGCAATCGGGAACGTGTCTTGGCCTCGGTACAGCATCTGCCACACCTTGTTCGCCATCGGAAAAGTCGTTGGGTTTCCTAGGTTAGTCTCGCTCTGAGATAGAAGCTCACCGTTCTTCGCGGCTGTCTCGATGACGATCTTGTAAAGGTTTGGATTGCCCGTGCTGTTGGCCTCCTTGTCGACTGCCGGCAGAGCAAAAACCGACACATCGAGGTAGTCGGTGCGGAACTCGTAGCGGATGTCTGCTATTTCTCCAGGCGGCGGTGCCGACTGGTCTTGGATTGGTGTACCTGGGTCGAAGGAACTTCCCCCGATTGTGACGGTGGCCTCGGAATACGGGCCTTCCTCGCGGATGCTGTATTTGGCGCCCAGAGCCACCCATTGGGCCGATGCGATGCGGAGGGTGTCCTTGTCGCCGCGGAACGTTAGCTGGACCACCCGGCCGTTGCCGTTGTTGTCGTAGGCGCGGCTGACCTCGATATATTCGAAGTTATTTGGGTTTGGTGAGCCTTGGAGTGTTGCCATGTTATTCGACAGCCTGAGCTGTTCTGCCGGTGTTTACTCGGATCGCACGGGTCTCGTTGGTCTGGATCTTGATTTGCCCCATTAGGGTGTTTGCCCATCCAGGAGGCGCTGGTGTCGAGAACATTGAGGTCTCGCGTTTTGCCCTGCTGTCTATCGTGCCGATGGTTCCGCGTTGGATCGGTAATGCCTCAAAACTTCTGTTAACGTCCTGAGGTGATGCAAACGCTTCTTGAAAGCTGGCTTTTAATATTGATCCCTTGCCTCCTAGTGTTTGGAAAAAGCCAGTTAATCCATCTTCCATTGTTGCAGCATCTTTAGCAGCCCGCTCAACTGCGTCTGCAAAGAAGTTGATCTCAGGAACTGCAGAAAGAATAATTGTGCGCTTTATCTCGTCGAATCTATCAGCCAATTTTCCAATAGAATCAATTTGCTCTTTTGAGATCAGATTAATCGGACCGATCTCCTTGATCTTGGCCATAGCACCCGCGGCCTTGAATGCCTTCTCACCCAGGATAGCGATCATGGCTGCCTGAGTCTGTGCGCTGCTGCCTGCATCCTTGTGCGCCTGACCCATTCTCGAAATCAGGTCGATGTTCGATATGCTCTTGTCGTTAAGTTCAGCGACTGAAAAACCAAGTGCTTTAAAATATTCCCGAGCCTTTCCTCCCTCCTCAATAGCCTTTAGACGCTCCTGGCCGACTGCTGTGATCGACTTGGCCATGGACTCGAAGGAAACACCCGTCTGGCCTGCCAGCACCTGGAGGCGCTGCACGTCGTCGGTGCTGATGTTGAGTTGCTCGGACAAGTCCCCAATGGCATCGACTGTCTCGACCACCTTTGAGACAAAAGAGCCAATGGCAGCAACAGACAGTGCTGCACCTAACTGCATCCCAACGGATGACCGGAACTTGTCGGTCACGCTCGAGGCTCGTTTAAGGCCGCTTTCGTAGGCCGAACCGTCCAGGCCGAGCTTTGCAATAAGTGAGAAAATGGCCATTTGTTAGTTCCTTACTGTCTCCCGTTCTTGACCGAGGCGCCAGAGGGCATCGTTCTTATCGTTCCACAATTCGACCTGACCGTGCATTTCTGCATTGGTCAGGAAGAACCTTTCGGCGTCGGTCACCGGCATATTTAGAACCGTCTCCTCGGTGAATCCAATGTCGACCAGGCCAACCAGCAGTCTTTCGGGCCAGGGCATAGCTGCCTCCCTGGATCCTGCACCCGGCTGCCGTAGAACCTCTGGGCAGTCGGATTTGTCGCCGATCCACTCCTGGAGGGTGTGACACTCCTTGGCTATGTCGGACTTGCTGACCTTCTTCCGCATCAGCCGGAGAGGCACCCACCGGAACACCGAGGCCATGGTTTTGATCGACTCCTCGGCGGATTGGCTGCACACGACAACAGCCTCGACCAGGTCGTTAGCGGTGGCCCGGCCTCCGGTGACGAAGGGGGATCCCAGCCGATGCAGCAGGATGGCGTGGCCGACAGTAAAGGGCACCATGCGGAGCCCGATCACCATCGGACAGGGCTTGGCTGTTGCGCTTAGGATGGCGGCCAGGCTGCTCACACGTTCAGGGCGACAGCGGCAGCGGTGGTCAGGTTCTTGAATCTCTTCACGGTGATCGAGACCATAGCCTTGCCGCTCTGGGTCATTTTGACCGAACCACCTCCGGCATAGATGAACCGGCCGCTGTTTAGCACGTCGGCTACACCCATCATCTTAATCACTGGAGCGCCGGTGATTGAAACCGTTCCATTGACCGGAGCCAGTGAACAGAAGGCTAGGGCGGCGGCTGCATTGGCGCCCGATGGAATCATGTTCAGGTTCAGGGTCACTCGTTCGTTGTAGCCGATGTGACCCACCACTTCTCCACCGCTGTTGCGAATCTCCTCGGTGTCGGATTCGTGAGTCAGGTCGTAACTCTCAATCGAAGCCAGGGCGGTGAAAACTGCGGTTGCGTTGTCTGTGTCGAACATCGTCACCGAAGCCGGTGAACCGAATTGGTATGCAAGTCCTTGTGAATTAGCCATGCGTGTGGGTGGTTAGAGTGTTGCGGAACAGTAGAGGGTGAAAGTCCTGGTGAACGTCCTGGACCGATTAGAGATTGAGGATGCACCAAAGTCCAGAGGTGCGGCGAATTGCGCCGTAAATGGGCCGCTGGCGTCGTTTGCTGCGGCATCGAGGGCAGAGGCCCCGGCGTCGTCAAAGAGAGGCAGGATGAGGTTGTCGAGCACCTGGACGGTGGTCAGCACAGCAGCCTCGTCGGTGTCGTCGGCCGATAGCTGTAGCTCGACGGCGATCTCGACCTCACAGGTTAAGTCGGTGCGCTGCATTGGCCTGGCTGAATTGGTCGAGACAACCAAGCGCGGGAAGTTGGGCATGACGTCCTGGTCGTCGGGGTCGTCGTAGAGGCCGCGGCTGTAGGACGTCAGGCAGGTGGGTGTGCCGGCGCCGGAGGCCGACCAGTCGGCGGCCGCCAGATAGTCAGCGACTGCAAGTTCTGCTCTTAGGGCGACGGCATTCATTTGATGGATATCCCGTTGTCTTCAAGAACCTTACCGTTGGCTAGGAGGGCCTCGGTCATGTGGTTGACCATCTCTGCCGTCTCGTCGTCGAAAGCCTTCTGCATGGCCGTGTTGTAGATCCCGGCCACGCGGTTGTATTGGCTGTCGGCCACACCGGCAGTCATGACCACCGAGGCTGTTGGATTGAATCCTGGCACAGCCTGATAGCCTCGGGCCTTGGTGCCCTTGTGCGTGGCGACGTTCTCTTCGTTGAGGCCGTACTGGTTAGCAAGTGAGACCAGGGCGGCGTTGGTCTGCTTCGGCGCCTTGTAGCCGGGAGGCTTCGACAGCGGTTTCCACTTGGCGCTCTGAAACTGGCTGAATCCCTTGTTGTACACTCGGATCATCTTCACCACACCCGAGCGTAGATAACCGACCGACCCGATGGCCTTCCGCATCAGGGCCGAGGCTGCTGCCTTCATCTCTTCGCCATAGAGGCCGCGGCGACCGCCTTTAGCTTCCTTCGACTGAGCGATGAGATGCACCCGGCGAAGGATTCGGGATTTACCGACCCGCTTGCCGGTCTTCTTAGACTTGCGGTTGATGTCACCGACCGGCGTCCCTAGGTAGTCGGAGATCCTGCGGCGCTCCTGGCCTGGGCTCTTGGGCGGCACCAGGACGAACAGTCTCACCATCAAGTAAAAGAACCTGCTGTTGATCGCCTTGTGCAAATCGCGCGAGGTGCTCAACAGATACTGCTTCATAGCAGCGTCGAACTTGCTCGAGTCGACCGTCATGTTGACGACAGGCCTCACTTGGTCTTCGCCCCCAGCTCTAGGTTGTAATAGCCACCGGAGGCATCCACACGGCAGGACAGGATGCGGAGGGTGCGTCCCTGGTAGACCAGCGTCCTACCGACCACCGGCCGAGGCTTGCAGAAGGTCAGGGCGATGCGGTCGCTGTTCTCCTGGAGAATGAATAGGCCGTCCTCCTTGAGTAGCCGGGAAAAGGCCGTGCCCTGGTCGAGCGTGTAGAGCGTCGAGTCCATCGAGACCAGTGTGCTGTCGCAGGTCTTCCAGTCGGAGAACATGACCAGGATCCGGGAGGTCACATTGTCCTGGAACCCACCGGAGATGGGCACGTTGGCATCGTTGACGGCAGCCGGGATGCACCGGATCGACGAGCCCTCCCAGATGAACATCGGCGCCCCCAGCATTTGCTGGAGCACTGCCATGCCCTGCTGGAGACTAGATCCGATGGTGGTCATCAGGTGGTGAAGTAGGTGCCGGAGACTATCAGGCGGCTGGTGGCCTGGAGATGGTCGGCCAAACTGGTGGCAGCTCCTGTCTCGAAATGCGACAGCTCGAGGTAGCTGGTGCCGGCGATTAGCCTGGCGATGATTGCGGTCTTGGCCTGGTTGGTTCCGTTGGTCAGCCAGACGGCAGCGGCGGCCTCGTAGGTCACGGTGTCTGGCAGCGACAGCCGGAGGTTGCCCGTGGCGGATCCGGTCACCGAGTTGACGGTGACGTCCGCGGTAAAGGTACTCACGAATCCGATGGACGTGTGACGGGCCGTGTTGGTGGTGATGGCGTAGGTGCGGCCACCGCCGGAGTCGATGAGGGTCGGCACCCAGGTCGTCGGTGTGACCAACGGCAGGGCGGCATACAGCTCGGTAAAGTTGTCGTTAATCTTCTCGCCGGCGCCGCGGAGGGTGTCCCCGGTGTTGTCGTTGCTGATGGTGCCGATGTTGATCGTTTGCTGGGCCATGATTTTATTCCTTAGGGAGAGCGTACCAACCTTCTTCAAGCGTTATACGGTTCCTAGAGAGAACAGGAACACCGTCTGCACCTTTGACCCAGACTCGCGCCTTAACGCTCTCAGCCAGGCGCACAGGCTCGCCGTGAGGCACATAGACCACACGGGTGGCGCAGCCACAGCTAGACGCCAGACTTATCAACGCGATCCAGCAGCTTTTGTTTAAGCTCGGGGTCTGGTTTGGCATCTTCGGCTGTTGGTTGAGTTTTAGCCAGGCCGGTCAGCCATTTAAGAATAGCTGTCACGATCTGCTCGATCACGTTCATTCCGGCTTCTTCTCGGCATCCTTAGCCATGATCAGGCCGAGGCCAGCGGTGACCGCGGCGATGGTCGAGGCGATGTCGATGTTGGTCGCAGGGTCACCGTCGAAGGCAGCCCGAAGAGCACCTCCAACAGCGACGAGAATGGCACCAACACCGGCGAGAGTTGTTTTCGTGTTTTTCATTTTGATCTAAATAATCGAAACGCTGCGTAACAGGCGCAAAGTAAGCCAATCAGCGCGGTGATAAGGCGAACCCAGTCAGTGAGTGCTGGAATAAACGAAACAGCGGTGGCACCTGCCGCTGCTGCTAGGCTTAGTCCAGGGCTGGTGCTGCTGTTCGTTGGTTCCATTACTCGGATTTAGGCTGTGCGGATGAGACTATGAGGTCCACAAGTGGAAGGGCTGCACGGGCGTTAGCAACGCCACCAGCCTTTACCGCGATGTCGATGAGTTGGAGGAGGCTGTTGGCCTGCTCCTGGGTGAGTTCGATCTTGATCATGCGGAGGGAGCGTCAGCGATGACAACAGGCTCGGCAACCTTAACCGGCGGCGGCACAGGAACCCACGGCAACGGCAGCGTCACCACCGGCGGATTGATCTGATTTTCGATCTGCAACGTCACGTTCGCCTCGACAGCCGCTTGATCGACTCCATTGGCGTAGCACCAGTTCAAGACCTGTTCCTGCGTCAGGTCTTCGTAAGGCGTGAACTCACCACTCGGCGGCTGGAACGAGCAGGAGCCGTAGCAGGTGCCGCTGTATTGATCCTGCGAGCCGTTGCAACGCCAGTCGGCGGTAATTACGACATCAGGATTGCTGCCTTCGATGGGCTTAACGAGAAGGCTTTCGATGATCCAAGAGAGGGTAGGCATAGAATTAGTTGTTGCGTAGACCGCTGGCGACTAAGTTGGTTAGAGCAAGACTAGAAGTAATTTGGAGGAAACCAGAAGCAACACCGAATGTGATTGTTGATCCGGTTCCGTTGATTACGGAAACAACAGTCGCAGAAGCAGAAGTGAAAATCACAACCGCAGAATATTGTCCTGTTGCATTGGATGCAGCAACGTGAACCAAAGCACCAAAACCGCTGCGAGCAATATTTGTTGCAGTTGCGGCAGTGATTGCAGAGCTAAACGTCTGAAGCCCGCCATCACCAATTTTCACTTCTTTCGATCCGGTAAGATCGGTAAATGCTGACGTGCTTCCAACTAACAATCGCCCGCTCGCGTCAAGCGTCATTGCTTGGGTGAAGGTGAACGCAGTGCCTGCCGTTCCTGTTCCAATGTTCCACGCATGGCATCCGACAGTGCTTACGTTAAAGTCGTACTTTCCAGTTCCACCTGTGACAACGCAGATGTTTTGAGAGCTACTATTGAAAAACGAGTTGAAGAAAAGCTCGCCAGATCCGCTAGTGCCAGTCAACGCAATGGCACCGCTGTTAGTGCCACCGATTTGTAGAACGCGCCGGTTTGTTGCCCAAATAGTAGACGGCGCAAGCCCCACGCCGACGTTGCCGGAGGAGTCTACACGATAACGCTCAGTGCCTCCTGTAGTAACAGCAAACGTGTCTGCCGCAGGATAGTAGATTCCAGTGTTCGTGTCTCCGGTCGTTGTGAGAGCGGGAAGCAGTGCTGTACCAGCAGCAAACGTCGAAACACCCGTCACACCCAGCGTCGTTCCCACCGTAGCCGCGCCGGTGATGGTGGCGGAGGCGAGGGTGGCGGTGCCGGATGCTCCGAGGATGTTGTTTACGCTGATGCGTTTGGTGGTACCAGATGCGGCCATCGACGTATCGGATACATCGACCACCGGAAACATATCGTTGACTGGATCGGCAGCAGTCAGTGCCGTTAGTGCTGTAATTTTAGAGTCTGCCATAGGTCAGTTGGATTGGATTGCGAGTTTAAAGAGGTCTTCCTGTTGCAGAAAACCAGCGTCTTCTCGCAACAGAGAATCGAAAGTGCCAAAGGTGATGACGATCTTTCCGGTGCCGTCTTCTTGCAGCACAAAGAACTCGTCCTCTTGCAGGACATCTCGACGCAGCACCGGCGCATCAGTGCCACCGGCTTGACCGGAGAACAACCGATTGAGTGCTATGCCGAGTGAGATCATTAGGCTCTGGCGTTAAACGCTACAACAGAACCGGATGAGATTTGAAAGCCGGTGATGTTACCAACCAGTGGGAAGCCGGCAGGGATAGTCTTAGAGGTCCAAGTGCCAGCGATACGGTTGCCGGTGATGGAAGTAAAGACGGTTGGCTCGGTGGGAATCAAGCCAGACCACGCGCCGGTCTGCGCTGCGGTAGTGGTGAACAGCTCAAAGCCTTCGCGGCCCATGCTGTACTCAGTCGAAATGTCTGCTTGAACGGCCATAGAATTGTTTTTCGGTTAAAGGGGAGGCTGTCAGCGTATCCAACAGCCTCCCCAGTTTTGGTTGTTTAACCTTTTCGGATCTTCGGTGCCAGGGCTCCCTGTATCCACAGGATGAGCTTGCCTCCTTCGGGAACGGTCGCGGTGTTGAAGCCTTCGCGCTGGAGTGTCGCGTCGACTTCGGGACCAGAAACGAGCTTGGTTTTGCCGTTCTTGTCCACCGAGATGGTTGTGGCGATTCTCATGGGTCAGCCGATTAGGCGGTGATGAGAACCTCGGCCTGGGTCGTGTCAGCGGCCGCGGCGCCGAACATGATGTCGTAGGACGCCATGTGAGCGCGGGATGCGCGGCTGTACCAGACGGACAACAGCACCGAGAGGCCGTTGCTCAATTCAACGGAGCGCTGCTCCAGGAACTCGCCGGCGATCATGCCGACCGGGAGGCCCGAGGCCACCGCGATGGCGTCCTGGCCGCAGACGAAGCCGGCGGTGTTCGCGATACCACCAGTCCAGTCGTTCTGCTCGAGGATGTTGGCGAATCCAAAGTAGCCATTGTTCAACGGGCCATAGCGGCTGTCAGGGAAGGGATTCGTGCCGGCGGCGGCCGTGAGCTGACCGGAGAACATGAGTCGAGCCATGTGTCCGCCATCGAGCAGCAGCAGCTTCTGACGGTAGTTCTTGGCCAAGGCTAAGATCGCAGGGATGTCCGAGGAATCGAAGTTGGCTGCCGTTCCAATGACGGTGCCAGCGCCGAACAGCGCCGCGGTCATCTGGGCGGTAACCTTCTTGGAGATACCGAGGGCGAAGATCTCAGCGCTGCCCTGGGCAAGATCGGACAAGGCGAAGCCCTGGTTGAGCTCCTGCTGGGTCACCGTAAAGGTCTTGGTGATCTGGTTCACGGTCACCGCGGTGGCGGCCAGCGTGGACTGGTTAGCGGCGCCGTCCTCGAAGTTAGAGGCGTTGTCGACCGTGGCGTCGCCGGTGGTGAACTTCTTCACCTGGACGGTGGCGCGGGGGCGGAGGTTATCCAGGCCGACGTTGCGCGTGAATCCGGAGATCATGGCCAACTTAGTGGTAGCCACGGTGATCACGGCGTCAGCGAGGTAGTCAACAACCAGGCCCGAGGCGAAGGTGTTCGCGTTCTGCGGGGCCAGCAAACCGCTCTGGCGCAACAGCTCGGAGTGGTTCTCGACCAGGAAGCGCTGGCGCTCGGCACCGGCGCGGAGCGACTTATGCTTCTCCAGGAGAGAATTGCCAAGGTTCTGGACGCGAACCGGGGCGACGGGCTCCGGTGCAGGGGCGGCGGTGATGGTCTTGGCGCTGATGGCAGCGGCCACGGCCTTGGCGACGATGGCGTCGATGTCGAGGGCGGTCGGCGCACTAGGAGCGGCCGCCACCACGGTGTTGGAATCAGTCATGTTGTGTGGTGTCTGCTGTGATGTCGGCGCGGTTGTCGCGCCATCGGCGGCAGCGTTAGTGCTGCCGGTCGAAAGTTTGTTGTCTGTGGTTTCGCCCTCCTCGACTTCGAGTTGGGCATAGAGTGCCTTGAACCAGTCACGGCCTGCGGCACCTCCCCAGAGGTTTGCAGCCACGTCGGCCGGGGTGTTGGCTTCGGCCTCGAGGAAGCGCTCGTTGCGTCCCCACCAGGCGTTGGCTGTGCGGATCTTGTCCTCGGTGGGCGCCTCACCGGCCACCAGTGCCTCGGCGTCCAGGACGGTCTGCTTCTCGAGGCCATCACCGGCCAGGCCTTCGGCATACTGCTCGAGGCCGCGGCGAAGGTTGCTTCGGACGGTCTCGGGGGCGGTCTTGGTGACAGCCCGAGGATGCCAGCAGGCGGCCATGGCGAGCTGCTCGGTGGTCTTGTCGGCCAGACCGAACTGGATGGCCTCCTGGGCGGTGAACCATGTTTCCGCGGTCATTGCCGCGCGGATCTGAGCTGAGGTCTTCCCGGTGCGCTTGGTGTAGATGCCGGCCAGGATCTCCGCGTGCTGGTCGAGGGCGTTGGCCATCTTCCGCATATCGTCTGAGGTGCCTGCCACCATTCCAGACGGGTCATGGATCATGAACAGCGAGGCCTCGGCCATCTCGATGCTGTCACCTGC